CTTGTCGGATTGTTCAGCGGCAACGATATCCCATTCTTTTCTGACCGATTTTTTTTCTGACGGCATCAGCTTATTGTCGGCCGCGATGTCAGCAAGAAGGTTGTTGGCGGTGGTTGCCGATGTTTGCGCGTTTGCTGCGGCAGTAGCGGCATTGTTCGCGGTGGTTTGTGCTGTTGCGGCTGCCGATGCTGCATTGTTCGCTGTGGTTTGTGCGGTAGCCGCGTTTGTTAATGCGGTTCCGGCGTTTGAGTAGGCCGTATTGATAGTGTTTTGTGCAGATGGTTCAAGGCCAGTGATAGCCAGAGTGCCTGCGGTTATCTTGCTGCCGTGCAGGTCGCTGATGTGCGCGTTGCCGACAACGAGATCTGCAATCTGCGCACCAACTGTGATCACAGCTTCTTCGACGGTCAGGTGCTTGCTCAATATCGCCCCGTCCTGAATCAACGTAGATGGAGTGCATTCCTCAAGTCTGAAATCTTGCAGTTCATAACCAGCGCCTGCGGTTGTGTTGTAGTCCAGCAAACCACCGATGCGGACAAATGCTGTTCCGGCAGGAAACTGAAATTGCCCTTTGGGGCCGATTGTTGCGTTGTATTCTGTCCAGGTCGTGCCGGGAGAAACGGCACCTATAAGATAATGACCGGCATTTGTGCTTAAAACAGTCTTTGAATTGTTGTATTCGCGCACAGACAGATAAATAGACCCATTTGTATTTGCATTGCGCTTGCGGGCAAGACAGTGCAGACGGTAGGTTTTTGATAGATCGATCGGAATGTAGCGCTTTTGAATAAATGCATTAGAAGTCGGAGAAGTAGCGCCATTACCGCGCATTACTCCAGTTCCAACTTTACCATCAGTAATGCTGCCCAAAGTCCATCCAGCAGACGAAGCGTAACCATCCATAGTTTCCCATGCGCTGGGGTCCATAAATCCGGGGTCGTCATTCAAGGCCGCGCCGGGTGCGCCAACGAGTAACTTTTCCATCGTTACCGCGCCGGCGGCAAGAATACGGGCAACAACACTATCGCTGGCCATGTGCCGCGAAACGACTTCGTAAGCGCCAATAAAGTCGGCGGTTATGCGGGCAAAAACCGCGTCATCTAAAAACATAAACAATGTTTTTGCTTCTGATGCAGACAATTCGCGGCCATAAATGCGCGGTGGCAAAGCGATTCCTTTATAAAACTGACTAGTCCGCCAAGCGCCCATGCATAAACCACCGGTTAATTGATAGCCACCGGAATGGTTTATTGATCCGATTAATTCACCATCGAAATACAATGTTAACTTTGTCGGCCCCCGGGTAATCACATAATGATGCATTACGTTTAGTGCGTAATTTGTTACGCCGAGAGATGACGGATATAAGCGGAATTTTGCAACTCCGCTTGTGCCTTCCAATGTTTCGACTTCAAGCGATAAGCTGCCGCCTAATGCGCGACCGAACAGCGTCCCATAATTGCCGGCTGTATCCGATCGCATGAATCGACCGGCTATTGTCCAATTTTCCAGCGTTTTATCTGGCCATAACGACACATAATCATCGACGCCATCGAACTGCAAAGCGCGACCGAAGTCGGTTTCGACAACCGCGACGCCGCCGAAGGCCTGGCCGTTGTTGCCGTTGCCGGTTGTGTCGACCACACCGCCGGCTTCGGCGATGCTGGCGGTTGTGCAGCCCTTGGCGCTCCAGGCGGCGACCGCGCCGCCGGCTTGTTTTAGGGCGGCGTTTGATAGGGCGGCGGCGTCTACTACGCCCTGAGCGAAGAGGCGGGATTCGCTTAGTATCTGGTCGGCGAGGTCAGAAGTCTGGACGAAAGTAATAAAAGTTGATTTAACAGCCGAAAAGCCGCTTGGATTGCCCCATGTGTCGTAAGCTTTTGCGAAATAGTAATAGGTCATGCCATAGGCTGTTTCGGTGTCTTGGATAGTGGCGATTCCCTCGGCGCCGGCTACTTTGCCGATCGATTGTGCTGCAGCGCTGTTGTTTGATGTGTGCCGAAAAATTTCAAAGCCGGCCATGTCGCTGGGATACGGCGACAACACGCATTTGATCGTGACTGTTTTTAGATAGCTGCTGACGGTGATCTCGGGTGCGCCGGGCGGGATGTCGTCGCCCTGGGCTGTGAGGGTGCCGGTTATGTAGTCGCTTTTGCCGTTGGCGCTGACCATGTGGATTCTTACGGCATAGGGCTGGCCGGGTTCTACGCCGGAGATTTCGAAGGTGTTGCCGCGAAGCATGCCGAGGTCTGTCCAAGACAAAATCGGCAGAATGCCCTGGGCATACTCGATCGTGGCAGCAAGGTAACCACCGGCCGGAGGAGTAAATGTGCCTTTGAGCACGACAAGGTTAGAGCCATCCGGTGACGGCCGGACTTCCGAAGACAGGGACAAACCCGATGCCGAGCCCGGATTAACTGTTGAAGTTATGGGTATTTCGATTGGCCAGTCGATTCTGACGCCTGGCGAGCCGACGACGAAAATGTCTGACGAAATTTTTTCAGCTTCAATCGTATGCTTGTAATCACCGATGTCAAACGCGAAAATCTGCCATGTGCCGGTCAGAGCCTTTTCGGGGTAGTCGATCGTGATGATGTCGCCCTTTTTTACGTCATCGGGCAGTTCCAGAGTTTCAAAATAGACCTTATCTGCGCCGACAATGCTCTTTTTGCAGGTATATTCGAGAATTGCCTGGGCGGTGGCCATGTCACGAATAAGATATGATTGCCCGAGGAACAGCTGCTCTTCGATATCATCGATGCAATCTGGGTCTTGAAACTGCGCTGATTGCATGAAAATGCCGGTGAGCGGGTTATAATCAAATTCAAGTCGGCCTTTGTTGTAAACCTGACCAGAATAAGAGCCTTTTCCGTCGCGCAGCAGCTTTATGTTCTTTTTGGTGTAGGTTTTTACGCTGGCGGTATTGGCATTGACGAACAGGCGTCGTTGCCCGTTTTCGCCGATTTCGTAATCACCGCGAATCGCCTGGCAAATCTGGTCAATCCACGACTGTGCAATCTGACGGAAGTAAAACACGCCATCCATCTTCAGTCCGGCGGCATCAACCCGTGATATTGCGGTTGCAAAGGACGCCGAATTGATTTCAGATGACGATATTCCCAGACCCCAGCCACAGACTCCGTCTTTAGGGGTGCTCAGCAGATATTGCAGGAATCTGGCACCATTCCGGCATTCTTCAATGCTGTGAGAACCAAGCTTAAGCCCGATGACTTCGGCACTGATCTCTGAATAGGTGCCGTCATCATTCTTCCGAAGGGCTTCATCTGTGATCTGGACGTAAACGAAGCCAGCGTAATTCGCCTGGCCGGCCGAACCGGTAAATGCTGAAAAGCCGGCTGTAATCTCTTTGTCGCCGCGATAAACCTTGACTACCTGATGAATTTCGCCAACGCAGAGATAATAAATTCCCAGGTTTTTGTTAACCAGAATCCCCTTTATAAGTATAGGTTGGTCAGCATTTCCGCCAACTACAAGGGGGATTGTCAGCTTCAGCGTGGATTGATGAAGATTTTCGTCAACCGTAACCACCCCGGCAACTTCATCGGGAAACTGGATACTGAGCTCTGGTGCCGACCTTTCAGTCGCGACAATGTTCAATACATCTGAGTTGTCGCGGTCATAGGCAGTGATTTTTCCGACCCATCGATAGCCGGCATCGGTAACGACGGTAACAACTGCGGCCCAAAGATTAATCGCCCTGGGAATAAAGCCATCGTTGTTTCTGATCGATATATTGAGCGTAAGCGGCGCGTTGCCGGCCTTCGAAAAGCGCCGTGAAATCTTGAGTTCGTTTAATAGTCGACCCTGATATGTTCCGATGCCATCGACAGGGGTGGTCTTCCCAGCAATCAGATAGGTGTTTTCGCCAGCCTGGATCGTGATTTTCATACCAGTTCCCTCAGAACGAATTCGATGTCGCAATCGATGGGGCTGCGAACAACCGGCTGTTTGCCCTTGGGCCGATAAACCAGATAGGAATCGGCGACACTGCCGAACTCAGTGTCGATGATGGCAACTTCCCAGCCTTTTATCGGGAGCGAGTCTATGACTGACTTGGGCTCGTTGAGAATGCCGACCGAAAAAATGTGTCGGGCTTTTCCCTTTGAAGCTTCATGATAAGAACCGCCATCAGAAAGGAAATCATTGAATTCTTCGACAACCTGAGGTCGCCAGGTTGAAACGATCATTTCCTGAGCCTGGCCAAGTATCAGATTGCCGAGAAACGGAACCGAGGAGCCGTCTGTCAGAGCTTGAACAGGGATGACGACGCGCACATAACGAAGCGGACTCGCCGAAAATTCGAAAACGCCCTTGATTACGCCGACATCATCTTCTGCCATGACAACAGCCTTTGAAACGGCCGGGGAATCCCAGGTGTTTGCAGAATTTGCCTGGATAGTGGCGTTCAGGAAATTGGCGTTGTTGAGCCAGATGAAATTGATCTGGCCAGCGGCTCCCAGGTCGGCCGTCAGAGTTACATTGCCGGAAAAAGCGGCCGCCTTCCAGACAAGGGCCGGGTCATGTTGCAGTAGGTTGGCTGCAGCAAAACCAGCCGCTTCGCTGCTGGCTGCGATAGATGAAATGGTGCGCATATTTCTGTCTGTAATCAGTTTCATAAGCTGATTTCAGAATAGAGAAACAGCGGGAAGCAAAACAGGTGAAGGGCTTCAGTATTTTCAGCCCCACCTGGCTTTCGATTGGGTTTTCTCAAGCATATCTTTCAAAATAGTCAACAGTTGCGGGTCGTCAGCGTGTTCGGCCATAAGCTCTTCAATCGCCGCCGTGGTATCGTTGCCGTGAATAATGACAACTTTTTTCCCCTGCTGATCTACTTCGCCGACCCAGGACAACAACCCCTCGATTTTCGCCTGGCGCTCATCGGCCATCATACGCTTTTCTTCTTCTTCCTGGGCTTTTTCGAGGCGCAGTTTGTCGAGCTTTGCCTGGGAATATTCTGCATAGGTGCGTTCGTAATTTTCCAGGGCGGCAATTCGCTCTTCATAAGATTTCGTTTCATCGGAAAAGATGGCGTCCATGCGCTCAAGGACTTCTTCATAAGCCGAAACCCGGCGTTCGACGTATGTCAGGTATTTTTCCGCATAAGCATCGCTGTCGGTGATCTTCAGCGCCTCAAGCTCATACATCGATGAGCCGGCTTCTTTGACCATATCGAGCAGGCCCGACGCAATATTTCGGTCTGCGAGGTTATTTTGCAGGCTCTCAAATGCGTCGTAGTATGCATCTCTGGAAAGGCCATCGACGCTCGCCATATAGCCCGTGTCGCCTGGCATCGGTGTGCCGCGAACAACAGGAGAAAAAATGCCGTTTCCAGTCGATGATTGCTGCGAGTATTGATTCGGCATGTAAATATTTTCCAACCAGGGCGCGTATCTGGCAAATCCCGCTGCGGCGTTTGTAGAACGCTCAGCCGTTGCTGCGCCAAGTTGTCGGGCAAGTTCTGTCTGAGTTATTAAGAGTTCATGAATTTCATCGGACAAATCGGTTTCGTATTTGGTGTTAATGCCCGCCCTGTCACCATAGCCAGTCCAAGACAGCGTCCGGTTATCGTATGTGTAACCAGCCGTCGCAGCCGCTTTTGTATATACTTCAGTCTGGGCCGCCAGCGCCTTAAATGATTGGCCGCCTGCGCTCATAAGTTCGAGATTTCTTTTTTGCTGCTCATTATATTTTTCCGCAGCTTTATTCCAATAATTGAGATTTTCGAGGGCGTTCGATGCTCCAGGGGCATTCAACTGATATTCTTTTTGCCAGCTAAGATCACCCCAACTCCAGTCTTTATCATAAGTGTAGCCAACCGAGATACCATTAATGCCCATTCTAGCCTTATAAAGCTGATCTTTGAGGTAGCCGCCCATTGCAGTCGACTCTCCGGCTATATAAGGCAGTAGCTCAGATTCAAAAGTTTTCAGGTAGGCGCTTGATATTGTGGCTTCAAGATTCGACGCCTGCTGGATAGCTTCTTTGTTCTTTTCCTTCGTAGTGAATAAACCGCTTATGAGCTTTGCGCCGTAGGATGCAGCAAGGTTTACACCGAGATTTCCCCAGTTTATGGCACCGGCTGAGTCTATTACCGGATTTTTCTGCGCAACGACCTTGGTCAAAACCGAGCTAAGGACATTGCCCAGGGTTAATTCGAGGTTGGAGAAATCGGCGTTGGCGAAGCCGGCCGAAACAGCTTCAGCAATTGTTTTTGAAAGCGGCTCCTGGATATCCTTGACCGCCTTCTTTGAATCTGAGCTTCCTGCCTGCCAGATAGCCGAAAGAACGTTTCCGCCGTAGCGATCCCAGGTCGAAACTGTCTGGGTTGGCACCGTTAACTGCAGATATTCTCTTATGCCGGATTGCAAGTATTGAACAGCAGTTTGAGCGGTTTTTAGGTTTTCTTTGCTGAAAAAATCTGAAGACTTCTTTATCTTCTCGAATGAATTCGCTACTTCAGCAGCATTTTCGGCAATTTCAAGCAGACTTTCTCTGAACCAGTCGGCATTCCCGAGCTTTAAATTGTCGAGAAAGGAGATCGCGGCGTCACCGGCTGATTCAAGGCCGGCCTGCGTTCCCTTAAGTGTTGCGGGAAGATTCCGGTTTGCCTGGTAGGTGTATTCCATGGCATCGGCCAGTGAATAATAGTATTCAGTGGTTTTTTTGAGTTCTGCCTGGTGGCGTTTTAATTTGGCTTCTTCTGCTTTTGCCCAATCAGATTTTTCGCCTGAAAATTTAGGAATATAATCGTTGAAAAAGTTTGAAAAGGCCGAGCTGACCTCAGTTTTTGCGTTATTGATCGTCGAAACCAGTTCATTTTTTCTTCGTTCGACTTCATTTCTTATTTCAGCCAGGCGCTTTTCTTCGGGAATCGGGCCACCAATGCCGGAGCCGTCTTCAGCCCTGTTGGCGAAATAATATGACCGTATTTCATTTTCAAGCAGGGCTTTTTCTGTGACCAGCTGTGCATTTGTGTAAGAGCGATAGTCGTTCTCTTCATTTCCTCGAAGTGTGTTTGAAGCCGTATCGATGAGCTTGTTAATTTTTTTGGCAGCAAGATCTGCTTTATCAATAATTGCATCCAATACCGCTACAACCGGGCTGAAAACCTTCGAAACCAGTTCGCCACCCGAGCCTTTCAAGTTGCTCCAGGAAGCAGAAAGGTCACTCATCTGATCAGCATTGGTAGACGCAAGGCCACCCATGTCGCGAAGCTGCTTGTTGCCCTCTTCAAGCGTCAATTCAAAAAGCTTTGCAACCTTTTCTGCGCCGCTCATGCCGCTGGTCATTTCTTCAAATGCCGCCGGAATACGAATACCAAGGTTGTCGAGAATCTGCGGTGATGCACGACCAATGCCCGTAACAAGGTCTTCAAATGCCTGCTGTGTTGTTGAACCAAAAAGGCGAGCCTTGTTTCTGGCAATTTCCAGCATATTGGCCATTTTGTCGGCATCCATGGTTACCCCGAGCGACATCGCCTTGCTGGCAGTTTGAATCAAGCTGGATTCATTGATTGTTCCGCCGCTGGCTTTTTTCAGCTTTGCAATTATCTCGTCGGCGTTTTTGCCAACGCTTCTGGCATAATCATCAAAAGAATCGCGAGCGGCCCTGAGCTGAGCACCCTGCTCGGCAAAATCCCATGCTTTCTCACCATAATTTTTAATCTTGCCGAGAATATCGAGGGCCTGGTTGACGCCGGTGGCGAGATCGCTCCAGGAGGTCTCAAAAGATTTAACGTCTTTGGTGGCAGATGTCAGCTGGCCCTCAAGGCCGCGCACTCTTGTCGTTGCTTCGGTCAGGGCTGATTGAACCTTCTGAAGCTCAGACGCAAGCTGTTTGTTTTCGTTCTTGAGGGCCGCTGAATCTGTTTTGAGCTTGTTTATCTCTGTGTCAGCGCTTTTTGTTTTGCCGACAACCTTGTCAAATTCACCTTCAAGCCGGGCCATTTCAAGCCGGGCTTCCTTGAGCTGTTTTTCAAGTTCGTCGGTAGATTGCGCGACAACCTTGATTTCGTTAACAGCGACAGAACCGTCGGCTTTGATGATGATTTTGAGTTCGCGGTCTTTGCTCATCGGCTTTTTCTCTTCAGTGCGGCCCGGCGATCGGCTATGCTCATCGGGCCTTTTTTCTTGCCGCCGAACATCAGCAGCAGGGATTCGTCAACACTCGGGGTATCTGCCAGGTCTTTAAGTGCGATCAGGTAAGCCAGGAAATCCATTTCGAGAACCTGTTCAAGACTGAAGGCATACCCACGGCATACCTTCAGCTTGTGTTCCCAGCGCAAGACTTCCAGGGGCTTGGTGTCTTGGCGGCTCCGGTTTACGGAGCCAGGTGAGGGTCGAGGACAGAATCCAGCATGGGATTGAAAACTTTCTTTTCGACCCAGGTGCGCGAAACGATCTGCAGCAGGTCAAGGTGTTCGTTGAACAGAACGATGACCTGTTCCCTGGTGAACTGTTTTTCTTCCTTCGGGTTGAGAGCGATTGCAACCTGCGATGCCGCAGTGGCGATGCTCTTCGTGATGCGCTGGATCACAAATTCGGTGGGGTCGATATCGGCGCCGGTTTTCAGGGCTTCGGCCTCGGCTTTTTTCCTGGCTTCAAATTCTTCTTTCGCTTGGGCGCGGTCTTCGGTGATGAAAGCCTGATAAGCTTCTGACTGTGCCAGGGTGAACTTCAGTTCGACGGGTTTGCCGTCGATCTCGATGAAAAAACGATTGCCGGAATCGCGCCAGAAGAAACGGCCATTGGTCTTGTTGGTAAGCTGCATTTGGGTTCCCTTTCTGTTAAAAGGTCAGGGGTTGCTGCAACAACCCCTGACGAAATGTGGAGTTTCTATGACTCGTCGTGGCTAAGTCAGCACACGAAGATCTCGATGTTGTCGTTGCCGGCCGGACTTGGGCGGCACTGGCCCGTAATGCCATAGCGCAGAAGGTCTTCATCATCAGTCATGCCGAGGTTGTCGATGAGAGCGCGGCGAATAAACGTGTGAACTGTATTTCCAGGAATCGAACCGATTTTGAAACTGACGGGCACTTCTTCGCGGCTGCGCAGTTTGTGCCAGAAGTCGAATTCAGCTTCGAGCTTCGCTTCTGGGTCAATGCTAAACTGGTTGTCACGAAGCGAAATTCTGAAACTGTCGATACCCTGGGCGGCATTAACATTTTTTCTGGGAACGATGGTGTTGCCCGTATCAATGCCGATCGTTTTCGCAACCAAAGTGTTGTCGTCATCGACATGCAGGCCGGCCTGTTCAACGATTGCCGGCACACGGCTGTCTTCTGTGTAGTCGGGCACGACCGCGTCGGTAATTGAATGAAGAACAGCCTGAAATTTAAAAGACAGTTTGGCAATTTCTCCTGCTGGTGCAGAAAGGGAAAAACTGCCTCTGGCTCCACCACCCTTGAATAAAAGACCGCCAAGATAATGATAGCCAAAAATCGTTTTCCAGGTGCCATTCTCGGCTGTAGGCCGGTATCTGATGCCAGGCGGGTAGCAGTGAACATACCATTTGTCGCCGAGAGTCAACGAACCGGTGGCGAAAGTCAAAGTGATCGTTGCGCCTTCATCACCAAGGGTTATGGGTGTCTCGCTGGTAACCGTGTTATTGGTGCTGTTCTGCGTTTCGTCACCGCGACAGGTCACTGAAACTTTAGCAGCGCCAGAGGCTCCGGCGGTAGTCACTTCGACCTTATAAACTCTTGGCTCGGTGCCAGTAAAGTCGCCACCCTTGGCAACTGTGAGGCCGCTCAAACCATTGTTGCCATAGCCGGCAATCGGGTCCGAAATAGCAGCTGCAGCAAGCACCTCTTTTGTGAAACCACAGGCTTCGATCAGCCGGCCCCAAGTCGGGGCAACACCAACCACACCGCTGGCCAGAAGTTCAACTTCGAAGTCGAAGTCAAGCATTTCACGACCGATCAACTTTTTCGCGGCATCAATTCCCTTGTTTGCGACAAGCCGCCGAAGCTCTTCGAACTTATACCCCGGCAAAAACCGGCCGGTTGGAATCACATCGGCGACGGTAAGATTCGGGTCTGTAAAAAGTGCGTTTTCCAGACCCGCCAGAAAAAGCATTGAATTAGTATGCACTGTCATATCAACCTCCCTGGGTTAATTCGTTGAATCGAAAATGAATAGTCAAATCAAGTGTCCCTGATGCCCAGGGTTCAAAAACCTGCGCATCGATCTGTCTTCCGGTTATCTCTGTCTTGAGCACCTGGCCGCCGAGCTGCCGGTTTGCGGCAATCGTTCTGCCGACCAGGGCGGCTTTTTCGCGCCAGTTGTCGGCAGCTGATAGGCCAGTAACTCTGGTGACGTGCAGTCTCAAGGTGATCGGCCAGGTAACTTCCGCCTGGCCGTTATTGAGCATGTCCTGACTTTCCGGCCCTGGCTCGATAATCACGGCAGGAAATTCGTTTGCAGCAAGTTCGTTCCAGCCCAGCCGCCTGGTGGTAACCAGAGCGAAGCCAGCTGTGGTTAAAATCGTTTTGAGAGCGGAAATGATATCGTTACTTTTCGCGGTCATGCCTGCCTCACCGTCAGCTGCCAGGTCTGGCCCCAGACCCAGACGTTATCGACGACCTGCATTAACGCCTCGTTACTCAAAAACATCACTCGCAGGTCGCCAAGAGGCGCGAAGCCGCTCAGGGCAGTTCTGATTTTTTCCAGGTAACTGTAGGCGCCGCTGTGGCCGCGCAAATCTCTGATCTGCAGCGTGATGCTGATTTCGACATCCCGTTCCTGAATCAAGGTGTCTTTGTTTGTCGGTTCGCTGAAGCTGCTGCCGCTGTAGGCGACAAGAATCAGGCCCTTGTTGAATGGCAACGCCTTGAAATCAGCCGGCTTGCTTGGAAAAGCCTTGATCGTCAGATCGGTGATCTGACTTTCGAGCCTGGTGATGACTGCACTTTCGATGGTATCAATCACTGTAATCCCTCAAGGTGTCGCGGTTGAAGGTTCTGGGCGGACCGAAATGTTCGGGGGCATTCGTAACCGTCGGGGCGCTGCCGGTTGTCTGGTCGATGCCAAGCACCGCATCACCACGGGAAACGCTTTTCAGAAAGGCCACAGCATCGCTGTAGCGTTTGGTCACTTCTTCGGTGAGTGCCGGGCCGTGCAATTGATACCTGGCGATGTCGCAGGTCAAACGTGTAAGCATGGTCGGCACGGTGGTCAGAGGTAACGCATACCTGGCGAGCAGGTATGCGTCAATCTCTGCTTCCGCGTCGTTCAGGGCTTTTTCAATTGCATCGGAGTCGTAAGTTCCGGCCGGCGGGTCAGCGCGATCCGTCAGCTGTGTAAGCTCGGCGGCGCCGAAACGATCGATCATGTCCTGGACAACGGCGTATTTCATGGTTATTCAGCCTTTTCAGTTGAAGCGGGCAGGGTTTTATTTGGCTTGATCGCATCACTGGCGATGAGGCTTTTGGCCTGGTCAGCAGTGAGGTCGATAGCGTCGCCCGGCATGTAGACGGTGCCGTCGTGCTTGATTTTAACCAGGCATTCGAAGTCACCTTTGGTTTTTACAGCTGCAGCTTTAGCCATCTGATTGCTCCTTAATCGTTGACGACGTTCTGGATCAGGTAACCCAGGCGGTCAGAAGTGACGACTTCCTTGACGGTTTCCCCGGCGCGAACGATGTGACTGCCACGGGCACCAATCATCTTGTCGGGCACTACGCCGGCGAGGCGGGTTCCCTGGCGGGCGGTGAAGCCAAAGGTCATGCGGTTGTTTGCATTGGTTGCGAGGCGGTCGCGATAGATCAGCGACAGGTGATTGCCCCAGACGCGCGAGAGCGTCATGGCTTCACCTTTTTTGGAAGTGTTCAGGAAAGCTTCGCCGACAACCACATCATCGAGCTCGAAGAGAGCCGCGATCTGGGCGCGGGTTGCAATGCCAGAATCGCCGCTGTTGGCGTTAACTGCCTTGACGATCTTCGGATGGCTGCTGATTTTGTCGAAAGCCTTGCGGCCGATAACCATTACATTGCCGCGCATCAGCATGCTGCTGAGAGCGTCTTTGATGGTATTAACCGGGTCAGATGCGACGTAATCGTCGAAACGGTCACTGCCGGAAAGAGCGGCTTTGTTGCCGGTCGCATACTGAGCTGCGTTGAAAGCCAGGGCGGCGGCGCGAACTTCGCGGTCGAGCAGAATCAGATCGATGATTCCCTCGCTGGCGTTGTTGATGAGGTTGACGCCTTCGGGTGCGTCGTCGATATCTGACTGCGGAATGACGTCATCGAGGAAGTAGTCGGCGCAGGATGTTTCGACTTCCGAGCCACCGAATTCAACCTTGTTCGGCGTAGATTTGCGGCCGACAAGAGTGTTCGGAACGGTAAAACTCTGTTCCTGGTTGAACTTCAGAAACTTGAAAAGGCTTTTGCCAACCGGGATATAAGGGAAAACCTCGTCGGCAATCAGCCGCTTATTGCGATACGCGATAACGATCGCAGTCATTACGGGATCAACGGGAAAAAGCGATTTGGCCATTTAATTCCTCCAGGTTATGCCGCAGTGTGCGGGGCTACTATGCAGGTGACGATTCGATCGGCTGCACCGGTTTCAGTAACAATGCCCACAGCTCTCTGACCCGTGGTTGCCAGCACGGCTTTACCATCAGCATCGGCGGTGAACGAGCGGCCGGCGGCGATGGCGCCTGCACATCTGACTTCGGCTTCGCCGAGCAGAACGACGTCCATTCTTTCGCCAGCTGCGATATCGCCAGGCTGTGAAACCACACCAAGCTGGTTAGCGGCAGCTGCGTCAGATTTAAGAGCCTGTTTATCTGCAGTGCCCTGTTTTGCGATCAGATACTGCTTGTTGGCATTTTCGGCCAGGTAGTTTTTGGTCAGGGGGTTGATCATTCTGCACCTCCGGAAACTCTTTCAACGGCGTCAGCGTAGGAAATGACCACGCCTTCACCTTCGAGACGGGCTTTAAGTTTGCCGGCTTTTTCAGCCAGCTGCTTGGGGGTTACGGCGTCAGGTGAAGCAACGGTATCAGGCGCGTATTCGCCGAAGCTGACGACCTGGGGCTGTTTTTCCAGGAACGATTTGAAGAAATCGACCTGGGTTTTCTTTTCGCCGGCAAATTCAACGACGTTGCCTGCATCGAGGCCCATCATGAATTCAACCAGACCGGCTTCGACGGCGGGCACAAGTTTGCCCTTCTTTTTCAGGCCGCCGATGAAACTGGCGAATTCGGCTTTTTTCAGCTCGGCTTCGCGTGTGTTCAGCTTCTGCTCTCTTTCGTTCTGGTTTTTTTCCTTGTCAGCAAGTTCTTTTTCTTTCAATTCGTTCTCCTTTTCTTTGCTGTCATTTCTGGCCGGCGGCTGCGGAGCCTCGACCGCGAATTCGATACAGATTTCCTTTTCGTCGCCGCTGGCGAAGCTCACGGGTTTGAGACCGGAAACTGCCGGCGGGGTGGCGCCAAGGAACCCGACGTGCTTGAGGTAATAGTTGCCTGGCTTCGGGTTGGCCGGGTGGTCAGGCGCAAAAAAGCTGGCCGAAACGTTCTTGTAAAGCCCGGCCGAAACGACGCCGGCGAATTCTTCAACCACGGCTTCGGGTTCAGCTACCAGGCGGCTGTTGGCAAAGTTTAGTGCTTTTACCCAGCCATAAGCGGGGTCTTCGACTTTGGGGTGACCAATCACCAGGGGCGACTGATGCACTGCCGGGTCGTAAGCTTTTGCAATGCTTTCGAGCATTGCGGCGCTGAATTCAATTTCCTGGCCGCTCATGGCCTTGAATTTGCCAGGGCGGAAAATTTCAATGGCTTTCATTCGGTTACCTCACTGGCAGATCAGCGTGCCGGTCGCGGCAGCTGTCCGGCCGATCATGTAAACGTCGGGGGTAAGGGTGCCAACCGTGATCGGGTCTGAAAGTGTCGCGCTGGCTACTTCCGGGTAAGCGGTGCCGCTGGCCACGTTCGACGGGCCGATGTTGGCACCGGCGCCGGGATTAACGTAAACGCGGAACTGCTTGGTGCCGGTCGGCAGGGTCGGAACTTTCACGGCAGCATGCTGCGGAATCGAAAAGGTAGCAGTGGCCGGAACCAGGTAGCCGGCAGTCGGCTGGTTGATAACCGGCACAACATAGTCGGTGCTGGTGGTGCGCTGGCCGTCAGGAATGAAGAATCTGGTTTCCCCGGCAATTGCAGCCACAGCGATACAGAACGCGAGAGCCGCAAGCAGCGGCAACAGACGGAACATTTTTTCTTTCATCAACGCCTCCAGATTTTGGTTAAGTTTGATCGATATGACCAAAATACCGGTCTGGAAGCGTGCGAAACAGGTGAAGCCCTTCAGTAAATCAACGATATTAAAAAATCGTTATTTACTGGCGGGTTTTTGATGGCTCTAAAAACACCCCGGCATTTCGCCGGAAACGTGCCTATTTTTAATCGGGATTAATTTTTGGTAGTTAGAGTCGTCGAAAACGAAAAACGTTTTAAATTCGCCGTATTTTGCGAAGCTATTTTTCTGCCAGGATAAACTTCGATAAAATTTCGACCATATCTTCCAGCGTCGTCGGGTGAATGGTCATGAACGGCCTGGCTGGAATGTCGCCAAATGGTATGGGCACACGACGCTGATGCGCTTTTATGGCAACAGCCGTTTTACCGCCTCTCCCTCTTATCGCTGACCCGCCCAGCGACTTACCGCGACTCCCCTTAATAGTGCGCCCAGAGCTGCTATATTTTGAGTTAAACACAAAATAATTCTGGATGTTGCGAATATGGGCTTTGATCAAAACGTCATGAATGCCGAATTCGCCTTTTTTTGCGCCAAAGTGTTGCGTGGCGGCGTATTCGACGTTGGTGCCGATCTCGACCGATTCTTTATCAGTCTTCGAGTTGATTGAATCGCGCAGCCTGGCAGAATCGACCAGAATCTGATACGGGCCTTTTTTGCCCTGGCGTGCCTTGATCTTTTTGGTGACCGGCGAAAGGGGTTTCCATTTCTTGCTGCCGCCGATGAGGCTATCTGGCGACGAATAGGCGCCGCCTTCTTCAAAGTTATCTTTGATGCCTGCTTTGCTGACTTCGCCGATTCTATGCAGGGCCGGCTGCGGATTGGTCATGTTTCTGACCACCGCATTCAGCAGCTGCTTCACCTGGCTGTTATCAAATTCCAGTTCAATCATTATTCGTTTTTCACTTCTTCCGGCTTGACGCCATGTTTCAGGCAAAGTTCCTGGACACGTTTGTAATGTTTGTCGCGAATCGCTTTGAATTCGGCCGGGTGACTGTCCATGCCGTCCTTGAGATATTTCTTGGCCAACGCGTCGGACTCGGCAATCGATTCATCCAGAATTCGAAGGAATTCTTCCTGAAACTGTTTTTGACTCATCTTTTGCGTCTCCTGTAGCCGAAGCCACCAGCCAAAGCTTTCCTTGCAACCTCAAGATGTTCGTAGAGATCCGGGTTTTGAATCAGCAGCCTGGTATCAATGTTTTCAAGCAAATCGGCGTCGTCAACGATTTTTCCGTTTTTGATCAGCTCGTAGATGAAATTATCGTCAATTCCCCTGAGAATTTCAAGGCCGTGTTTAGAAAACAGCTCCAGGTCAAGAGAACTGAAAGTGTTCTGAGTTTCTGAGCGCGGGTGATTGTGAGTAACAGAAGCGCCATTCAAATCGTCGCCGAGGACATCTGGTTTGACTAAATCTTTTTTGCCATCAATGCGGTAAACATCGCCTGATCTGGCAACAACAACGGCGGCTTCGTGATCCAGCCCGGCAAGTTCTTTTTCATGTTTGATCAAAGTTTGTTCAACCGCGCCTCGATCGGCAGGATCGACTTTGCTGACAAAGCTTACCTGGTTATCGAAGGTCTGCGCCCTGGTGACAATGGTTTCAACCTTTTCTTTTGCCCAGGCCGGGTAATTCTTTGGCTCCGGCAGCCAGGCGTCTTTGCCGGGATTATAATCCCAGCCGTCCGGAACCGTGTGACTTATGAGACCTTTCATTGCATCGCCGTCGCTGATCTTGATGCCTTTGCGCTTGAGCTGCCCGGCGGTCATGGCGGTAACTGTGCAGCGGCAGCCCCAGCCGTTGGGCGGGTAGTATTTATCCCAGAACGGGTCGTCATGTGGCAAAACTTTGCCGTGCAGCAAGCGGTGTTCGTCGCGGGTTCTGCCGTCCATGACAGCGACATAACGCCAGTATGGCATCACGTCTGCGGCATCTTTCATGCCTTTGTATTGGCCGGCCATGGCAGCGGTGCGCATGTTGGTCTGGTAGATGGTTCGCAGTCGCCAGGGCGCGGAAAGATCAACCTCTTTCTGCGTGCCGTCAGGGCGGTCGATGATCTTTTTGCCCCACCAGCCTTTTTTCTCAAGCAGTGGCTGCAGCTCCTTCTTGAAGCTTTCGAGACTCTGGCCGGTCTGTTGTGCCTTTTCAACTGCCTTGCGAATATCGACAAGCACATCAAGACCGGTAACCCCGGCGACAGTGAAGGCGCGGGTATGGGCTTCGCGTTTCATTTCGTGCCAGTCGAAGCTAACTTTGTAGCCTTTTTGCTCAAAGTATTTAATCGCATCTTCGGGCGGCAGGTTGAAGGCCGCTTTTAAAATTGCGGCATCATCTGGCATTCAGGCGCCCCCAGACGGCGGCAACAAAATATGCCCGTTCAAGCATTTCTGTAAGCGCATCGAATGACAGGCCGTCATAAGTTTCAACCAGGTCAGCCATGATCTGTTCGTAACTCTGGCCATTCTCGATCAGCTTGATGATCGGGGCCAACATGCCTTCGGCCTGTTTCTGCAATTCTGCAGGGTTAAGATCATCGATCAGATTTTCGACTGCAGCACGCGTTCTGACGGCTTTTGCCTCTTCAGGTGCCGGCATGCCGAGTGCTTTTCTGACGTCTGCAGCAATCTGCTCGGGGTTTAAGGCAAAATTCATCGGACGGCCCGGTGGTGGCTGATCGGTTGGGGTTGTATCAACCAGGTCGAAATCATCTTCCTGCAGGTTGTATTCGCGCATGAAATAGCCCTTCTTGAACTTAACCCCGGCCTGGCCGAGTTTGGTGTCGCGGTCAGCTTTCCGGGTAAGATCTTCAGGTTCTTCGAAATTGCGCCACAACTGCGGGTAAGGTGCGCCCGGCATGTTCAGGTCGATTATCCATTTAACCAGGGTGTTATTTAAAACTTCGCAAAGCGCGTCAGCGTCAGATTTTGCTGTCTCAAGCCGCACTTCGTTGCCAACCTGGTCACGGGCGTTGCTGCCGCCGGTGCCACTCTGGTTCGTCGTTCCGGTTTCGCCCAGGACAACTTCAGAAATCTGCTCGTCCATGTATCTGACAAGCTTTTCGTAAGTATCGATACCGCTGCGGGCCGCTTCGAGAAGTGAGACTTCCATGCCCTGCGGCACGGTTATGCCCGAATCGTTGGCGATAGCTTCAAGAGCTTCACGCAGAATTCTGCGCTCATCGCTCGATGCGGAAGCCGGGTATTTGCCGATTGTTGTGGGTGTGCCGTATTTATCACAGAAAACCAGCCAGAAGGTTATGCCTTTGCGCTTGAAGAATACCGGCCAGAACAGACTGTTTCCAAGTGCGAAACCGTATGGATTTTCGTAGCGTTCGTCGAAAGTAAACTTGATGAACTTGCGTTCTGGCAGGGCTTCGCCCTTGAACGGGTCGGCGGTCGTCAACAGGCGCAGCTCATAACCCTGCTCGCCGATGGTGAATGTGAAGCGCTGCTGCTTACGAAAGCGGATTTCGGCAGGTCTGATACTGCCGTCTTCTTCGTCGACCGCCCACATGACTTCGCCGACCGAAAAGCCTTTGTTGATTCCGTCGAGAAAGCCCTTGGTCACCCGGTCAAAGTTCAGTTTGGAAATATGTTTTCGCAGCAGCTCGGCAGCGGCGTCGGCTTCCGGCGAATTGTCGGCTTCGTTAACAATCCATTCGCGGGCCGTTACGGCACGCTTGCGTTTGTCGAGGACGGTTCTGACGTGCGCGTCGCTTTCGAGGTCTTCATAAATCTCAAGACCCTTGGCGCCGCCACGGGCCTGAATAACCTTGTCAGGGTTCGGAAAGACGCCACCGAAAAGCGGTATCTCGTCGCGGGCGGAGGCGATTTCGACAGTCAGATTCTGGGGTAAGGTTTTTGCCTGGTCTTTCTTTTTCTTTGCCATATCAGCCTCCAATAAAATCAGCCAGCCCGGCCCTGGTGGACTCACGCGGCCTTATGCTTTCAAACTCGATCACGACCGATTCCTGCAGGGTTGCAAACCATGCGAGACAATAGCCGATCGCGCCGTCACCATGGCGCTTCTCGCCATTCACGCCTTTTCGGTGAGCACCTTCCGGCACTTTCGGAATACCCTTTTCAGTCTTAACCATCCTGTGGTCGGCTTTGATGTCAGGGTCATCGGTAACAATTATCTGACGGTCTTCCAGGGCGCTTTTGTATTTCGGCATGTTTTCGCCATACCATTGCTGCGAAAGCATTACCTGCGCAATGCGTGCCTGGCCATATCGCTGCATTGAAACTTCGGCGAGATACTGGCCGTTGCCTCTGGCGTCGTGAGCGCCGAACATAAAATTCGGAAGCGCATCGACCGTGTAAAAAAGTATTTCACGCTGCTGTGTGAAAGGCACATTCTTCATTTCGATAATGAAAGGCGTTTTGCGCAGCAGGTTTTCGACAGTAAGCGGCACAAACACTGACAAGTCGCCAGACCTGGCAAAGTCAAAGCCGTAATATGAAAGAATCCGGCCCCTGGAATTGCTCTTCAGGGCATTGATAACCGGTTCGATGTTTGCTTTCCACCAGATCTGGCAGGCAAGGGTTCTTTCTTCTTCCGGCCGCACGGTAAATTCGTCTTTGAATGAAAGGCGGAAAACCGGAATGCCTGGCTGCATCACCGACTCAAGCAGCACGTTCGAGAAATACAGGCCACTTCCCCTGTTCGGGATGCAGAAAAGTTCTTCGTCGGCTCCGTCGCCGTAAAATTCGATGATCTCTTTTCGCCAGGCAACCTCTTTCTCTTTTGTCCATTCGACGCCCATTTTCAGGCAGATGCGCTTATAAAGGCCATCGGCCAGAGCATCGTCAAAGGTTACGGTATGCAGGCTGTATTTAAGCTTGCCCTCTTCAATCGCCTTGCATAACTCGTTGAACGGATTGTCTTCACCGTCATGGGTCGAAATGATGCAGACCCGGCCGCCCCAGATCAGCATTGCCATGGCCGCTTTGATAAGACCTTCGAGGTCGTCGTGAAACGCGGCTTCGTCGATGATGATCAGACCCTGCTTGCCGCGCAGGTTCGAGGGCCGCGATGAAAGGGCGTTTACACGTTTGCCTGATGCAAAGGTGATGCGGAAGGTAAGAATATCTTTGTCTTCGTCATCAATGGCGATTTCTTCGATCTCGCCGGCAGCCAGGTTGTAGTTCTTGGCCCAGAAAGCGACATCTCTGATGAATTCCTGGGACATGTCTTTATTGTAGCCGATATACCAGGAATCCATGCCGGAAGCGGCGGCAGCGGTCAAAGCCGACTCAGCCGCCTGGCCCCACGAAAGACCGATACGACGTGATTTGCGGATAACCCGCACAGGCGATTTATCCGCAATCCATCGTTGCTGGTAACCAAGTAATACAGCTGGTGCCGTCATTCCGCTATTCCCAGAATTTTGCTGCGGATCATCTGAACCGCTTCATCCGAAAGGCCGCTCTTTTTGGCGACCTTTTCAACCGCCTCGGCAGCCTGAATGGTTCTGGCCTTAACTTCGGCGGCGTATTTCTTGATATCGATCGAGGTTTTGTTGACGACGCTGACCATTTTGCCGATGTCGGTAAGCTTTACCTTTTTCGGGTCGACTTCCATTTTGGTCAGCACTTCAAATGACTTTTGCTGCACCAGCCTGGTCAGAGCTTCGCCAAAGTTGTTGGCGTCATCGGGGCAGGCGTCGACTACGGCCTTCGCCATTTCTGTCGACATCTTGATTGCCTGCAGCGACTTTTCAAACTCTGAGCCATAGCGGTGCAGGCTGCTTTTACTGATCTGGAAGCCCTTTTCGGCAAGAGCCGCCGAAAGCGCCTCGTAACCTGAAAAATCAGATTCAACCAGGCATTTATCGAGCCATTCTTTAACCTCTGTCGGCAGAGTTGTTACAGCGCTGCGTGCTGGCATGCTTTAATCCTTTGCAATGCCCGGCGGGGCCTTGACAGCATATTCGACAATATCGACGCCATAGGGAAGGATTTTGGCCGACCAGGTAGCGCGATCGCGATCGAGAATTTCGATTGCTTTGAGGTTGTCGAGGTATTCAAGATGCTTCCTGATTTCGTGACCAAGAACCGGGTAACCGGCGCACTGAAGCGCAGTCAGCAGCGTCTTTTCATTGGCTCCGACAGTGCTTGTGGCGTGAAGCAGGCGCAGAATCTGCCGGCGGACAGTCTGAATTTCGGCCAGTTTGATTTCGTCGGTTTCAAGCATTACTTTTTAACCTCTTTCGCGAGTTCGTCGAGCTTTCGGTTGATCATGGCCAGGGCAGAAAGAACCTGGTCTTCCTGGCGGCGGCAGTCGTCTTTTAAAACGTAACTTCTGGGCATTCCAGCCCAATCGGCCCTTATTTCGGCGATGCTTTTCTCGATGGCATCGAGGCGCCGCGAAAGCGCCTCTTCGTTTTTGCTCTGCAGCCAGCGGATAACGCCAACCAGGAAACCCGACCAGGCCAGGCCAAGAGTTACGATGATTGGGATGATTTGATGGATTTCCATGGTTGTGTTCTCCTGATTTAGAATTTGAAGCTGGTGCCGACCTGGAATTCAGGCTTCTGGCCTTTGCCGACTTTGAGGTCGGCGAAGATATGCCTTGCCTTCAGACCAAGACTGACACTTTTACTGTCAGCCTGGACGGTCACTTCACCGCGCCCAGGCCCGACGTAGGGTTTACGGTTTCAACCTTTGCCAGTTTGTCGGCGGCGCTCAAGCCCTGTGCCATAAGTTTGGCGTCGGTCTCAAGGGCCTCAGGAAGTTCGCGACCGAAAGCATCTTTGAACGCCTCGCGCAGAATAGACATGTATTCGCCGTATTTGTTGAGTTTGTCGATCTTGCCGGCTTTCTGCATCTGTTCGACCAGCGCCCAGATCGGGCCGGAAAAATCGCGCACCCAGGGGCGGGCTCTGTCGACAAAAGCGACGATATCGTCATCGATGGTCGTTTTCGTTTTCGGCGCGATCGTGCGCAGAATTGCGTAGATCGACGTGAGCAGCGAAATCACAATGGCCACGTTGGCCGGGGTAAGATATTCAGACATGGGTTATCTCCTCAAAGTTTGATGTAGAAATGGGGTTTATCGACGAACTTTTTCCAGTTGCCGCCCCACAGAAGGCCGACTTCGGCCGCGATTTCGCCCATTTTTGCCCACAGCGCCGGGTCGTTCCAGACCGGAACTTTCCGGCCGTCGATCAGGCGTTGTGGCACGGCATCGAAAGCCAGAGACGCCGGCTTGCCGTCCTCGGTATGATTATGGTCGCTGCGCCCGCCAGGCACTTTGGTCACGATTTTGCCAGGCTTGGTGCGCCCGAGTGCATACAGATCATCCTGCTCGGCGTCCGAGCGGTAGGTCATGTAGATCAGAGCGTCTACGCCTTCAGCCTTGCAGCGTTTGACAAACTCATCCGCCAGCGGCTGCAGCTTTGGGTGCAGGTCAGACGTTTTCCTGCTTGCTATATTGTCACCTCCTGATAGCTTGAAAATAACAATCAGGAAGCTCGGCAAACAGGTGAAGCACTTCAGTATTAACCAACCGGCGCCGATAGCTATAGTCAAACCATGTGTCCTGTTTTGGTTGACTTTGTATGACGCTCGGATTAGACTCTGGTCAAGGAGATAAAAAATGTTCAGACGCACACCGAAGATTCTGGCTAGATTTGGTTTTTGGCAGGGTGCCGCCAGTGCTTTTGATCTGTTTGGGCAATCTTTTGATCCTGTAATTGACATATTAGACGAAAGAAGCGATCTGGATGCGCTTAAGTCCGACTGGGAAGCCATCGGCAGAGATTTTGAAATTGCCATTGCTCAGTTTCGAAAAGAGCAGGAAATAAACGAACCTCATTTTCGATGAACAAAGCGAGAGCATTTGCGCGGGCAAAAAGAAGAGAAATGAGCAAAAACCAAAACAATCATCCGCCCCCGGCTCCGCCGAAACCGCCAGCACCGCCACAGCAGGGTTATGTTCTGAGTCAAACTCATGTCGGCCCGATTCCACATCCTGCCATTTTACAAAAATACGATGAGATTCATCCCGGCGCTGCCGCCATTATATTTAACATGGCTCAAAAAGAGCAGGAACATCGCATAACCAGCGAGACCAAAGAGCTTGAAATCATAGACAAAGCCGCAAAAGACAAGGCCGAGATTACCAGATCAGGACAACTTAAATCATCTCTTGTCGGCGGTTTGATGTTGTTGGTTATAAGCTATCTTGGTTACTGCAGACTGGAAAACGCCGCAATAGTTCTCTCTGTTGCATTTCTAGGGGGAGCACTGACCACCATTGTGACTGGCAAGAGCGAGGGAAACGCAACTCTTGCGGCTATAACACAAAAATTTATTGGCTCGAAGAAAAAGAAGAAAAAGAAACCAACAAAAAAAGCCGGCGATTAAGCCGGCTTCTTCATAGTCAAATCATCTGTCTCAATCAGCAACTTCGGTATTTTCAGAGCCGCAATCAGGGCATGGGGCATCTATTGGCAACGGACTCATAAACTCACAACCACAATCATTACAAACATACGGCAGCATCATATTTTCTCCTTGAATCCAAGCTTTAAGCGAAACTGATTGATAACCAGAAGCCAGACTGTGGCGTGAAGGGCTTCGGGTGCGTCGCGGTTTTTGACCAGGTAATTTTCTACGGCTTCGACGGCCTCTGAAGGGGTTGGAGCATTTGCCACCAGGTCGCGAACGGCTTCAATTTCCATCAGGTGTTGCATGGGGCTTGCCTCTACAGATATGTCGCTCAAGCTGTTTAACCTGGTCGGCGTCAGTAATTGCCTGGTCGATCAGCATCTGGAAGTCGAGGCAATTAATCAGGGGGTGGCCCTGTGAGTCACGGAAATCGTATTTTTCGAATCTTGCGATAATCTCTTCGCGGGTCATTTGTCACTCTCCTGCATTTTTATCAATGCCTTCCAGGCTTTTTCGATTTCTTCACGGTTGCCCCTCAAGGTTGCCGACAGATATTCGTTAACCACGAGAAACACCGTGTATTGCCGCGCTTCGGTAGTCTTTTCAATTTCGACCGACATGATTATTCACCGGCACCGAACAGATCGAGCTGAGTCGGTTTTTCGACGCCGTCGTAAACTGAATGGATAATCTGATAAAGTCGGCGCAGGGTGATGTTGTATCTGGCACAGATTTCGCGCATTTTCAGATGCGGAAGCAATGCCACTATTTCGCGATCGCGCCTACTGAATTCAGCTCTGGTGCCTTTGGGGATATAAAGGTCTTCACCGCCAAAAGTCTGCATCACGGTTTTTGCGGCATTTAAGGCCATGGCAGCAGCCCGCTCGGTAGAAATACCGTCAGCCTCAAGCTGTGCGCCGATGTTTTCAGCAATTACAAGACAAATCTCCGGCAATTCAACCACGGGCTTTCCCATAATCAGACTCCTTTCTCAGTCAGGCCGCACGGCCGTTACGCTTTGCGTCGAGCACAAGCGCAACAATAATCTTTGAAAGATGTTCCGGTTTGCAGAACGTCAGCGAATCGACTTTGCAGATTTTTTTCGCAATCCCGTCGGCATAAGACCAGGGCCGGCGGGCTTCAGTCAAAAGTGCTTCAATCTTTTTCAGCAGTCGGCTGCGATCGGGCACATTCATGTTTTTAGGCCGATTCTGGCGGTGATCTTTCCGGCCCCAGCCGCGACCACGGAAAAAGGCCAGAAGCTTGCGCCGATTAGGCTGGTCGAGTTCGGCAGACGATTCGACGCCGCAGCACTGTTTCAGAATGTCGCGATACATGTCGTCATCGAGGCCGAGTTCCTTTTTAGCCAGGTGAATCATGGCCAGGTCTTTGCGTCTTTGTTCCGGGCTGTCATTTGTTGTCATCTGGTTGCTCCTTGTCTGGCTTGGGCAGCAGGCGCAGATTGGGCGTGCCAGATACGGTCGGCTTCGCTGGCTGTTCAGGTTTAAACCATGGATTCTTGCGCTTTGCATCGAGGCAGAAAGCGCAGAGAGCCTTGTCTTTGCTTACCGGCCGCTTACGACAGCATTGGCAAACGTGATAGCCTTCGCCCGCCAGGTGTTTCCACCAGGCCTTCTGCTTGGTTTTGAGCCTCGCGATTATGTCCTGAATGCTTTCGGTCATATTTGCTCCTCATTCGTGGCTGACTGCTCGTCAGGCCGGAACCATCGCGTTCCGACTACAGGGCCGAAGCCCTGTTTCGCTATGCCACAGCCTCCAGTTTCACCTCGAACGGTTCGATGGCGAGCTCTTCTTTTTCGTTGATAATGGTGATGCCTTTCAGGGTGGCAACTGCTGCCGGTTCAGACAGAATCAGGTCTTTGCTGACTTCTTCCTTGACTCTGATGAAGCGTGAAAGTCCCTTTTTCTTCAACAGAGCAATGACTTCGTCTGGTTTGGTGATTCGGCAGGAAGGCGGGCATTTGCGCCATGAAAGTGTGCCTGATGGTAACGAGACGGTTTTGGTTTTTCCGCCGTCAGTCAGCTCATCGCGATGGACTTCGCAATAAGCCTCAACCCCGGCGACGATCGCCTTTATTTTCTGGTTGCATGGCTCCGCTTCTTCCTCGTAGCGTTTTTTGAGCTTTGTGATTGCTTCGTTCATCTCGTTTTCGATCTTGCTGCGCAGGCGTTCCTGACGGCCCAGCTCGGCAATCTGATCAACCAGTTCCTGGCGGGTTTTGGGGATTTCGCGATTCACTTCAACTTTCGTTCTGGCCATTTGTTTGTATCTCCTTTCAATTTCCTGCCCGGTGGGGCAGTCGCAACATTTCCATATCCAGTGGCGCATTTCGCCTCTGGCGAGTAAGACCCTGGCATGCAGCTGCTTGAGATGGCAGACTGACGCGGCAATTTTCCGCCGCCAGGGCCGGCATAGAATCAATGCAGGCGTTCTTTCCATAATGCAAAAGCCCGCATAAATTCATTAAAACTGCGCTCAGACTGCTCGGTCAGCAACGCCATTTCATGCAGCGTTGTAAATCGGCCGCACATGGCCTCGGCCATAGCGCAGGCATCTTCGGAAGCCTGCTGCAGGTAGCCGGCGACGATATCGAGAGCCAGGTCAGTCCGACCGTCTCGCGAGTCTTCGAACTGGAACAGGCTGCCCATCATTCTGGCCCTGATTTCAGCTGTCATACTTTGCAGATTGCAGATTTTCTCGAAGGCGTTCATCGGTTGCTTTCCTTTCTGATTTTTTGCAGGCGGGCAACGAGTTGCAGGGCTTCGCGCACGCGCAGATGGCGGCAGTCGGTCATGTGATTCAATTTGTATTGATAGGCATGTCTACAGACCTGGCCGCAGATGTCAGTGCAGTCGATACAGCAGGCGATTTCGCAGCCGGCTTTGTCGCTTGCACCGCATTCCAGGGCGCGGAGCTGTTTCTTGAGATATTTCTTCACTGATCTGAATTTCATGATTTTTTCACCATCGAATGCAGTCCTGGCGAGCCGCCGCAGAATGGGCAGTAGTTGATCATGGCGCCAGCGTCAGCCTTATCCTGTTTGTAGCGCACGCCGTAGAGCACATTGGTTCGGCGCTGCCGCTGCACAACGAAGGAGAGAACGAAACCTTTCCCGGAATAGGTGGGCTCTTCGCACCGATCGCGCAGCAGGGTGCAGATTTTGTCACTGGTGCATTTTTCGACGAGCGGTTCTTTGTTGTTCATGCGGCAGCCCCTTTTCTCAGCTGATCAACAAGGTCGAAAAGAGTCGTGTTGATCAACCGAAGATTTTTGTTCTCGCGTTCAAGAGCCGCTATATACTCGGGATTTGCGAACACTGCACCTGAGAATGGATAGGGATTTGACGGGTTTTGGGTCAGATTTGTTGCAGAATTAGAAGGTTGCGTCTCGGTCTCAGGCGTTTTTGTTTCAGGTCTGGCTGCTTTTACATTGGGATTATCGACAGCGGGCCTGGTTCGATTTCTTACCTTGTCACCAGATTGGATGGCCTGGTAATAACATTTTTTACACATGCCTCTGGCGGCAATCTTCAGGCCCTCGCGGCCACAGACTACGCATTTGGTTGTTTTGCTATCCTCATTTTCGGTCATTTTGCTTTCCTCCAGATATTCGATGATGGCGGGACAAGTCGCGCATTTCTCCGACTCCGACAACCCGCGCTGGATTTTCACAACGGCAGCCCGGTGACGCATAATGCACAATCTCGGAGCAAAGGCCATATCGCAGCGTGGGTCGTTGGTTGGGCTCATGCATTGTCTCCCTGGCTGATGTTTTTATCGATCAAGATTTTGTGGTTGTGGCTGATTTGTGGTGGAACGGGCCCGGTATCTTTCAGCAGATCGATGCGATCTTTGTTCCTTCTTACATAGCCGCTGTCGGCAAGCAGTTTGGCTATGCGCTGGCAGTGATTCACAGATACGTTTGCGGTTGCAGCCAGATCGCTGACCGTGAAGTTCTTCAGGATGCGCATAGACTGCCAGACCCGCGCAACTCCGTTAGGGTTCGGGCCGCTGATATAGGGCCGGGCAAGAAAATCATCAAGAGCCTTTTCGACCGCTGCCTGGTTGCGAATTTTAGAGTCTCTATCTGGGATGGGTGAAACCCCTCGCCTTTAGGCGAAGCCTTCAGGAGGCCTGTGGT